TTATCCCAATTCAACCCGCTTCATCCCTTCTATATAATTTTCTATAAATTCTATTGATTCTTCTAATAATCCATAATACTTACTACCTTTGATATTGTCCCAGTTATTTTTGTAGTCGATCATATAGGTGTGCCATGGTTCAGGACACACAAGTTCAAACTTACCCGTCTTTTCATAGTGTTCAATGATCCCTCTATATCTAAAGAAATGATAGTGGGATTTGAATGCTTTAGTGACTTCATATCTTGCTTTCCCGTATTCAAGCTGTGCTTCTAATGATTTTAGTAAGAACATTCTATGATTGATATTTAATAGTTTATCAACCGTTTCTTTGAAATCAGGGTCCATATGAATGAGCGTTCTATCTAAACTTAAAAAAGTATCTGTAGATGATCTATGATAGGCAGTTATCGTTTCATCAAAACTATGCCTTGCCATAAACCTTTCTTTTGAAAAGATAAACAAGTCCACCTGTCCTAAGTTCAAATGAATATTATCTCTAAAACCATCTAAGACAACAGTGACATCGGTATCACTATGCTCATCATTGATACCATAAGCAATTGAACCACTATAGTAAGCGAGTAAAATCTTATGATAGGGAAATATTCCTCTAATTTTGGTTAGGATCAAGTTCATCACTTGCAACCGGTTCAATTACTGGTTCTAAGACATCAAAGTCATCTAATGCATCTTCAAAACCTATGACATTTTCTTTTAACCAAAGATAGCCTCTTTCAATGGGATTTACATTTAAAAAACTTGTAAAATCGCCAAAAGGTATTTCAATGTCGATTTCTTCTACAGGTTGATTAAAATTTGCTCTTGCTTCTTTGGATATATATGTCGCGACACATAAACTAATTTTTTTATGGGAGTAACTGATATTAAATGCTGTGATTCTATGATAAGAAGCCTTAATGCCAAACTTCGTTTCTAATTCTCTTATAATTGCCATAACTGCCTACTTTCTCTTTATTCTATAAAGGGTAATGGATAATGAATCTGGTGAACCAGCATTAAGTCCTGTATTAATATACATCGCGCCTAAGTCACCATGGAAGGAATGCACAAAATCTGCAAGTTTAATTGAACCATCGCTTTGCCCAGACAAGGTTGCGATACTTTTTCCATAAGCGACCCATTGCTGTGTATCTGTATAGCTACTTTTAAAGGTTGGTGATAATTCAAAATCAATGACTTTTGTTATACCACTAGTAATCACAGGACCACTTGCATAACTATCTTCGATGTAATGCACGGTTGAATTTTTACCTACTCTTGTATCGTGAACACTCTCTTCTGTATTTACATGATGCGCAATATAAGAACCTTGTAAATTGGATAATGCACTTGTTCTATAATAGATATACGTATCTGAGATATCTGCAGATGTGCCTTGGGTAGATGAGATGATATGCACTTTATAAATATAGTTAGGATCAAAGGTATATTGTAAGGTATGGGTATAACCATAGCCTTCATAAAAATAGACGACTTCCATTTCACCACCAATTTTTACAACCGATGATGATCCTCTCGCATATAAAGCATTAGACCCATAATCAAAAGCGAGCTCACCAAGATAAGATAATTTTGAAGTGGTTGGTATGGTACTTCCTCTTTTGACTCTAATGATAGCCATTAATACGTACCACCATCAATCACTGATGAAGGGGTTAATACCTTTGATGAATCGATACCCAACTTATATTTAATCTTTGTTGGTGTATAACCTGTATCAACGACTGGAAAATACTTAAGTGCATTGGTAAGTACGGTCGCGTCATAGTTTGTTTCACTAGAAGCAAGTGCCATCCCTTCTGCAGTAATAATGGTTGATATTTTCGCATTGGTTAATTTTGTTCTTTGTTCAGTGGTTAAGTGAAGATTACTTGAAACATGTGTGTTATAAGTAGAACCCGCAACCGCACCTAAATCAGCGAGCGTAACTGTAACTGCACCCGTTGAGCCGTTAACACTTGTGACTGAGTCGGTTGGGGTTAAGAGTTCTTGCCAGTTGGCTAGTGTTGAATAAGGTGCTGCTTTTAAGATAAATGACTTGTTAAGGTCAGTTCTTACAGCGACGTCTCCTTCTTGTGCAGTGGTAAGACCTAGCATTGCTGTTTGACTTGCGACAACAAAGGTATTAGTCATCGCAATCTTAGGGACAACGCTATCTGCTAACTTCCCACTTGAGTTTAGAATAGGAATGTTCCCATTTCCTGTGCCTGTGTTTTTGGTTGCTGCACTCCCCAAACCAAGCGCTGTAATCTTTGTATCAATTTGATCGTCAACTTTACCAGCGGAAGGTATTTTTAAATAATCACTATCTGCTAAAGGGACTGAGCTAGATGCTGTTTTATCTGCTTTAGCAATATATAAATGCTCACCATTAAAATCGACTTGTGGTTCTCCTGCTTTTACTACCCCAGTTGTACCGGTAAGGGGTCCTGTTCCTGCAGACGTTCTTCTTTTAATTTGAATTGTTACCATAACTTCCTCCTATTTTTTTAGATATGCTGATGTAATATTGTGTGACGTGTTTCCACAGCTTAAAGTCACAACACCATTTTCATAAACAATGCTTAATGTATAATCAGCCCCAGCATACCTGTAGCTGATGTTTCTATTCGATCCAACATGGATAAATAAACTATCTCCTGGAAAGCTAATAATGGTTGTATTGTTAATCAGTACATACACCAGTGATTCAGATAACTCCACAGATGATGTATTAAAAAACTGATAGACTCCATTTGATACTTTGGTTAGATTTTTTCTAACCGGTCTATATCGATCCAGCAACTTATTTTCTAAATCCGCAATTTTATCTTTATCATTTAAAATAAACTTTCTTGTATAGGTTTGATTAATCGATACGGATGTCGTTGTCTTTGTATATGTACATAAAACAAACTCATAGAGTCCTTCTGTAGTTAATAGGTTAGTTAAAACAAGTGAAGGATATCCACTAGCTTGTTCTTTTGAATAAAGATTTACTTCATTGGTTGCTGTATTAACTCCAAGGACTACATAGCCGTTCTTATTTGAATCAGGTGTAATACCTATGGTTGTTTGATTTTCAATATAGATAATGCGACCATAAACTGAAACATAACCGTCTTGAAACGTTAATGTGTTATTAGCGAGTGTCACTTGACACTCATTTTTTAATCCTTTTAAAATCCCTATATCCTTTGAATAAAAAAAGTGATACAAATCTGCATCAATTTTTGCGGTAACATTACCACTCTCAAAGGTTACTTTTTGAATTCCCATTAGAATTCACCTCCATCTAAATTGGTATTGGTAATCATGACATTACTTGTTTGAGTTGTTTTCGCTTTACTTAAAAGCTGTATTTTTTCTGTAAGCTTAACTCGGTATTCACCTAGGGTTATTTTTGCGACTTTAAGCGTATCTTTAAAAAGAATCCCTGTTACAACCGTGTCATAGGTTTTGTGTTTATGAATGAACGATATATAGTCCCCTAGATGAAAGTTCATAAAGGGTTTAAAGACTTTATTGTTTAGATCTAAATTAAATGATATATAATGATTAAGTTTTGATGTCATCATTTCGCTTCTAGCCTTAGTTTCTAGAGTATCCACTTCTTTATCTGCATAAATATATGACTTGGCCATCACTGAATGATACCTATCTAGATTATTAGCATCTTCTGTGATATTCCCACTTGTCAGTAAGTAATAGGTTTTTATATCTTTATAAATCTCATTATCACTTCTTGGATAAAAGACAATCTTATTAATCACTTGTGAGGATGAATCATTGGTTTCGATATTTAAAATAGATGAGAAGTTACTCTTCATCACCAGTCCTTCATTCACGTGGACTATCTTAAACAATATCCCTGTAATTCTTCCTCTTACATATTGCACTTCTGTTTGAAAACTAATCCCATAGGTTTTTGATACGAGTTCAAAAAGTTTTGAGATACTTTCAATCTTGTCTACTTCAAAGCTTAAAGATCCATAAACACTCGCATCTTTTTGAACAGTTAGATAGTCTAGGTTTTGCATGGCATCAGCATTCACTTTAAAATGCGCATGAATCACTTGATATAAGTAATCAATTAAATCACCAGTGTAACTAGCTACTGGTATATCTAGATTGAAAATCTCTCTAAAATCGAGCGCTTTAATGATTGTTGAATGATCGTCTTTTTGTTCGATACTTTCTAAGATGCCTATATAGGAAAATAGTTCATTAGAAGCTATGACGATATCGCCTATTGCTGCTTGAATATTTGTTTTATTGGCTTTAAAGACTGAACGCTGGATGATCACCATATCCAGGTTAATCTCATACTCTTTTCCAACAGGTGCATAGTCTTTATATTGAAGGGTTTTTCTATCAAGAAATATGAGCTTCATATTAAATACCCATATACCCTTCAAGTAAGGTTACTTTACATAAAGACTCTGTCGCGACCCCCGGTTTAAACTCAATCTCATAATTACCATGATTCACAAACAAGAAATTATCTTCTTGAAAATCCTGCAGACCGTAAACATCTATTGTAGTACCGTTTTCTATTAAAGATATCTCTTGTTTACTTGGTATAGCGATAATTTTTAATGATGCACTTTCTGATTCAACATACAGTTTCATTTTTGTGATGACATAACCGTTTTTTAATATCGATACTTCAGGATGATAAAAGGCCCCATGGATTTCAATATTGATTGGTGCTTCATCAAGTCCCTGGTTATTAATATGAATGAGTCCTTGATAAGAACTCTCATAGTGATATGGATAACTATAAGGATAAACTTTACCAGACTGATTCCCATTGGCGATAATCTCAAAGGTTTTTTCCTTATACCACATCGATACTTTTTTAAAAACAATCTGACTTTGAATCGTTGAAGCGACCAGTTCACCTTTAGATAAACTTAATACATCCACATAACAATAAGCTTTAAAGGCTGGTGTTTCATAATGCATCTTAAGTGTATCTTTAGACCGTGATAAGTAATCCACAAAGTCTTTATAGCCATGATAGCCTTTTAAGAAAATCAGCGTTTCAGTAATATCTGTTAAAGGGAGATTGCTTTCAGTTTTTGCAAAGTATTTGTTGTATTCTAAGTACTTAATATCTAAAGAAAACCCAAGACCACTGGCTTGGGTTATAATCGTTTGATTTTTATGGTTATAATAATAAAGTTCACCATATTCGTTTTCTAAGTAAAATGCTCTAATCAAATGACACTACCTCCTAATGCTTGATTGATAGAATCAATATCAAAGGTTGGCGATGTTGTATTGATTGTGATGTGGTTTGTATTTGCAGTACTTGTTGATGAATTCGTGGTGTTAAGTGTCTGGCTAGACCCTTTTAGGTTAAATGTATCACTAAAGAATCCACCAACCTTGCCAAAAAAGCCACCCACTTTATCTGCAGCTTTTCCTGCAAAATCACTAATGCCTTCAGTAACATTTGTTGCTATATTGCTGATGCCTTCTGTGACACTACCAAAGACATTTTTAACCTTACCACCAAAGTCCCCTATCTTTTTAGGCAACTCTCCAATCCATTCAAAAATCTTTTGAATAAACTCGATAATCTTTTGAACAACTTTTAAGATTGGATCTAAGACTGTCTTTAAGACTTTAATGGCGGGAACGAGTATCGCTTGTAAGACTTGACCTAAGGTAGTAATCAAAGGTGCCAGGGCTTCTAATATCTCAGCAAACATGGTCACTTGCATAATCAGTGGCATAAGTAAGACATCTAAAATAGGCACTAATAGATCTACAAGCATCACAACTAAATCGATAATCACATCAAGGATGGGTTGTAAAGCTGTAAGGAGTGCATCAACGATCATCATGATCGGAGGAAGCAACAACATGAAAGTTTGCATCAGTCTATCTAGTAAAGCTCTGAACTCTTCACTTTGAAATAAAGCAAGGGCTAAAATGGCAATAAGCGCGCCAATACCGAGGGTTGCAAAGTTTATACCTGCACCCGCAAAAAGACCGGCAGAACCCACACCTTTAAGCGTCATGTCCACAATATTTAAAAGCGGTCCAACCTTACCGACAATCGCAAGTACTGGACCAATAGCCGCAACTACACCTATAAGGGTTGCGATCATTTTTTTTGTATCTGAGTCTAGGCTTTTCCATCTTGCAATCCAGTCTTTAACGACAGGTATCATTTCATCTCTAACTTTGATAATGAGGTTTTGAATCACTGGCATGAGTGTGCTTGCAATATCAACTGCTAAACTAGATAGAGCTTGTTTAGTTCTATCTAGGGCATCGGTGAATTCACCAGCTTGTGCAGCTTGTTCATTAGTCACAATACCAAGTTCTCGTGCTTCTTGTCTTAAATCATCAATAACTTCTGCTTCTTTAGATAAAACAGGAATAATGTCAGCTGCGACTCTTTCACTTAATAAATCATTGGCCACACCAACTCTTATCGTTTCATCTTCTACTTTACTTAAAGCATCTCTAATCAGTAAGAATGCTTCATCGGTGTTTTTACCTTTTAAGTCATCAACAGTAAGTCCAATTAAGCCTAAACTATCAGCAAACTTATCACCATTACCAGTCGCAATATCACCTAAGATACCATTAACTTTAACAAAGGCTCGTTCCATTCTTTCTGTAGATACACCTAAAATGGTCGCAGTGTGATTCCACTCTTGAAACGCTTCAGCTGATAAACCAATCTTTTCTGCCGTATCACCAATCTCATCTGCAGTATAAGCAGTCTTAATAGAAAAGGCTGTTAAAGCAGAAACGGCTCCTAAGATAGGAACCGTTACAGATTTTGTCAGTGTTGATCCAAGTTTACCAATCTTATCAAACTTGGCATTACTTAATTCTTTGATTTTATTGTTTGTATTACTTAACTGGCCATTAAGTTTTGCAAGTTCAGCTTCAGTGTATTGAACATTACGCTTGAGCTTATTAAACTCATCTTGACTCATATCACCAATCTGAACTGCTTTTTTGGCTTTTTCTAGTTCTAGATTTTGTGTATCTAGTCTTTTCTTTGTTGTTTGTAAAATACTATTTAATTTATCTTGTTTTGATTTCCATAAATCAAGATTAGAACTATCATATCTTAAATTAGCATTAATGGCTTTTAGATCTTTATTTTGTTCTTTGAGATCCTTTTTAATGTCTTTAAGCTCATTTTCTAGATCTCTACCATCAAGGCTAAGTTTGATATTAAGTCCTTTTACTGTTTCTGCGATGTTTCCACCTCCAATGCATAAAAAAACACATCATTAAGATGTGCGTTTCTATATTATTACTTTATTTTAGCTATTAAGTCTTTCATACTATCTGCAAAAGTAGGAATATTATTGTTCCAGTAAGGTATAGATACTTCTACTGAACGTACTGCATTCTTGAACTCTTCTTTACTTAAAGTGTTTTTAAATCTCATAAGGAAGAATTCAAAGTCACTCGGCTTCATAGAACGTTTATTAATTTCACCTTCAGCAAGCTTTATTAATACATTAATATATATCATCGCACTACCACGATTCATACCTGTTTTTTCTGAAACCTTATCAGCTAGTTCACCTACCTCACCGACCCCTTTTCTATATTCCAAGAATGCACTCCATACTTCCTCAATCATTTCAGTTGTTATAGAATTGTTTTTTCTTCTTTTGGAATATTCGTCATTTTCTTGATTTACTTCGAAAGAATTTGATTGTTTAGCTTGTTTTAATGTGAAAGGTAGGCCTTTCTCCTTTACAATTTTTTTCATAAAAATTGAAAAAGCAATATCAATATCTACTCCTACCGAATCTAATATAACCTCAACTTCTTCAAGTAATGAGTCATCGACTTCAAATGATAATTTTGACATAAAAAACCTCCTCTTATTTTAATTACATTTATTTACTATAGACTTATTATATATTACATTGTATTTACTGTCAATGGTAATCTATGTAATACTCATGTAATTTAAATTAAAAAGGCGTCAATATCATTTTGTGTCGCTCTTTTACTGGATTTATTCCCACTAATCACATGCTTTTCTAGTTCTACGATTAAAAAGTACGTTTCTAGATCAAATGATTTGGTATCTTCAATCGATAATCCTAAGTGGGCAAGATTAAATATGATATTAGCTGTGATATCTTTTTCTTCTGCGCTATTTTGATTTGCTGGGTGAGGGTGTGCTTTTCTGAAATGTCCCGAGCATTTCACCTATCGTATTCGTCAGATTTTGTAACTCATCCTGGTTACTTAACAAACCAAAATCAAGAGACATTAAAAAGTCATTATATGATTGTTTGCTAAAAGGTCGATGAAGCACATAGATGATCCTAAAGATCGTATCAATAACTGTCGATAAATCTTCTTCTTTTTTACCAGTCTTTTCTAGTTTTTTAATGTCGCTAAATAACTCCGTTGAAAATACATTACGATAATCAATGATTGTAAAAAGTGATGAATGCAGGCGATAGTCCTTGTCACCTAGATTAAGTGTTTTTTCCATGTGCTACTCCTTATAAGAATGTTGGCAATGTCGGTGCAGTGGTTAGAAATGTCGCATAATTTGTATCCGTTGCCCCTGCGATTGCTCTTAAGATCAGATTGTTTCCTGCTTCAATTGGTCTAGCTGTAATATTAAGTTCGATTGAATTTGCTTCAATAGAATCTGATTTTGTTTTACTTGAATCTCCTGAAGGCGATGCTGTACATAAGAAATACCATATACGTCTAGCTTTCAAGTCACCTTGAATTTCATAGCCTAATGCGAATGTCTTTGTTTCCGCATTGACAATTTCTATTAAGTTACCATTGGTATCTTCTAAGAAACCAAAGATATCTTTTTTAAATGCTTCATCAATTTCAGTAAACTTAAGTGTCACATTAGACCCTGAATTTGATACAAGTGTCTTAATCACTTTATCATCTGCATAGACTTGTGCACTACTACCAATGACCTCAGTACTAATTTCTTGTGCTCCTTCTAATCTCTTAGGTATACCAAAGGTCCAACTACCATCTTCTGTTTGTGTTGCTAGTGCATAATGCACATTGGTTAAACCAAATGTTACTTTATTACTCATTGTTATAAAACCTCCAATTTGATTTCATATACACGGTTTATTGAACCGTCTTCATTTTGATATTCTGTGATCATTTGAAACTCATAACCACCGTAATATAAAGATACCTCGAGCTTTTCTTCTAAATCGAGGTTCTTATGTTTTGTTATTAGATTAAGTTGGATCGTCAGTATGCGCATGGTCACTTTATCATCTGCATACATCGACCCTCTATTTGATACTTCTTGATAAATGATATAATCATCACTTTCATCTATACTGTCTTTTTTGCCATAAGACACTTGTCCTGGTAAAACAGAATTTAGTGTAGTAAAAAGTGATTCTAAAATTTCCTTCATATCAGTTTCCTTTAGAAATGATTTCTTTGATGTCTTCTAACATCTTTGGTGTAAACATATCATAAGCTGGCCTCATAAAAGGTCTTGGTCCTACATACTTTCCACTTCGGTGTGTATAGCCAAACTCAAGTAAATGGGTAAGCCCACCTTTGCCTTCAGAATAAATGGATATGGATGTGTTTAACCCACTTCCATTTGAAGTTGCGACAAACGAATCCGCAAAGGCATTTTTATAGCCACTTCTTGGTGCATTGCGTTTCATATAATTTAATATATCTTCTGCAGTATCACTTAGTCTTTTCTCAAGCTTAGGAATTATGTCTTCTACATAGATTTCTATTTCATCTTCAATAGTTTGTCCTAAATCATCAAGAGTAATCAATGATATCACCTAACTTGATGGATGTTCTTTTTAAATAGAGTTCAATAAATTGTCCGGTTTGATAGGTTCTTTCTATTTTATAGATAACACTACCTATATCCACGTACTTAGAACCATCATAGACAATCCCTTGTACTTTAACAGCAATATCAATTCTGATATCTGAACGTTTACTTTCATAATGCTCTCTAGAAGTAATCGAAAAATTAATTCCTATCACTTCTTTTTTTGATTTAAATTGATAACTCATCACACCCATGGTGTTAGGAACCATCTCCAAGGTTAGTAAGTACATTCTTATATTGGGGGAATTTGGATACATATTATGCGCTCCCTTTTGTTAATGCGAGTTGACCTACCAGCATATCAAATGACTTGGGTAGTTCTTTTGCGCTTCCATCGTTTTTAAAGCCATAAAATGTCTTCAC